TTCTTGATTGATGTTGTGCGGGAGTTTCTATCCGTTGAATTGATACAGCAGGAGTTAAAGCGTTTTGTATTGCTTGTGCTTCACCTATAGATATTCCAGTCATTGCTTGCTTAGTCTGATTGATATTAGTTTTAAGTTGAGCAATCTTATCAGTTGCTTGTTTAACACCTGCAATATTGACATTCACTCCAATTTTTTGTTCATCAGCTTGTTTCTTTTTCAATCTCAATAAATTTAAATGTTCCATTACCTTTTTCATTGCATCAAGAATATTTTTATCTACTCCACCTAGTGTCCAGTTATGGAATAATTGTTTCGCGATTCTTAATCTACCATTTAAATCATCTACTGTAAGACTCAATCCTCCTACAATACCTTTACCTTCTCTCAATTGATATATAGCATTAACAAAACCAACATTCCTTGGACTTACTGTTTGCATCAATGTACTCAGAGTTGCAAGATCTTTAATTAAATCACTTGTTGCTTCCTTTCCCTTATTACGAAAGTCTAACAGACCATTAGATGCTTCTAAAGTTTTTTGATTAAAATTTGTCATATGGCCTATAGCAGTCTTAAACTTCTCCATAAAATCTGTTTTTTCCATCATCAAACGAAATCTTATAGCTCTACCTTTAAAATCAGCAAGTATTTTATTTACTTTTGCTGCGCCTTCTTGTCCACCAGTATTAAATGCTTCCGCAAGACTCAGTCCTACTTTTTTAATATCTCCTAATCCAGCAACAGCAAGCATCCCTTTTGCCATACCTTCAATAATTCCCTTATATAATTTTTCTTTCATCTGTTGACCAAAAACTTCAGTAAATTTAGCAGTATCCCCTGATTTAAATGCTGCTGATAAAGCTTTTTTCATTGGTTCTAAAAAATCTTTTTTAAATAATACTTCAGGACTAACAGTAATCCCCATCCTATTAAATTCAGCTTGCAATCTATCTGCTACGCCTTCCATATCAACACGATCTATACTTGCTTTAAATCTTAAAATTTCTGCTTTTCGTTTTTTGATATCATCTTCGAAAGCTTTAATACGTCTCATTACTGCATCAACATCACCTTTAACTTTACCAGCATCAATTTTTAGTTTTAATGTAAGTTTTTCTTCACGTAATTTGATGAGACTTGTCCTCATTTCTTTCAACTTTTTCATCATATCTTTACGTGTAGATTCTTCTAACTGTACTCCAAAAACAATATCTTTGCCCTTAATAAATCTAGCAAAAGCTTCTGGCGCACTTATTTCTGCTGCTACTCTAAATTTTTTAATATATTCATCAAGTAACTTATTATTATTATGTAATTTATTTTGCATCTTAATAATATGCAAAATAGCAGCACGTTTAGCAATGTTTATTTTATGCCATTTTTCACTCATTGGATCTACTGTTGACAACAAACCTTCTGCTACTTTTTTCATTTCCTCATATTTTAATATTGATGATTCTACTTCTTTATTTTGTGTTCTTAATCCAACAATAACTTCTCTTAATCGTGGAAATAATTCCATACGTGGCACATTTTTCAAACTCTTAACAAGTCCATCTGTCTGACTACTTAATTGCTGAATATTTTTGGATGTTCTCAATGCTATATCAGCAAGATCTTTAAATTTAGTTTCACCTATTGCTATATTTTTAGAAGCTCTTTGTACGTCCTCTAATTTAGTTTTAAATTCTAATAAAAATTGAGCAAGAGCTATACTCATATTTTGTAATTTTTTTGGATCAATAGATACATCTACTGCTAAATTTTCTTTCCAATCTTTAAACCCACCTCCTGATTTTTTGAATGCAAGTTCAAATTTTTCAGCTAGACCAAGATCGAAATTTTTGATATCACCAAAATTATTAGTAACCATATTGAATAAAGCTTGTATCTTTTCTCTTGCATTTTTATCTTCTACTTTAAAATCAAGATCAACAAGCTTATCTAATGTTGCGGCACCTTCAACTACTTGCTGAACATCTTTAAAATTGGCTGCGAATTGTTGTAATTTCTCTGTTGAAATATCTACACCTCGCGCTTTTAATGCATTTTGATATGATTCGGAAAAATTATTCATAATAATTTGCATATCAGATGCAGTTGTACCTAACTCTTTTAACTGATCAATAGAATCGTGTAAAGGACTTATAGTACCTTTTGTTGCAAAAACAAATTCTCTCTGTGTAGCTATGAATTTTTCAAAACCTTTTCTCGTTATTTCAATTTCACTTAAATTTGCTATTTTATCTCTCAATATTTCTAATTCTTCTTCACCCAAATCACCTCTAGAAATTTTAAGCCTTAATCCTTCTACATTTACTTTTAATCCTGTTATTCTTAAAGCTTGTTCACTTAAAGATTTTTCTGCATTGCCTATAAATCCAGATGTTAATTGTTTTATGCCCTGTAAAAAAGAAACATTCCTAAGATCAACTTGTGGTGTTAACGAAAATTTTATTCTCTCTAATTTATTTAATTCTTGTTCAAGTTCAGCAGGTTTAAAACCAATAAGTTCAGCAAAAGATTTAGCTTCTCCTTCTTGAAGCAAAACATTTTCTTGTCCAGCAACTTGATTTAAACGATTAAGCGTACCAATTAGAACAGAAGCCTGATCATTATATTGATCAAGACTCATTCCGGCCATATTCACATCTGCTGCTGTTTGTGATGCTGAATTCCCCATAAAAGTAAAAGCAAGTGCAGTTCCCACTGCTAACGTAGCAGTAAATGCAGCAAGAGCTGTAACATTACCTAATGATGCTTGTAATGCTGACGAAGCAACACCTGCTTTAAACATAGATGCTGCCCAAAGTACAAGTGCAACAACTGATTTACGAATAATAGGTTCTAATGTAAGAAAAATAAATTGCAAAGATTTTGATGCTAAATATCCTGCCGCTAAACCACCAACAAATCTAGTTAAATATGGCAAAATACCACGTATTGAATTTAAAAAATTAGCCAATGTCCTCAACAAAACTTTCAATGCTGGTAAAAAATCTTGTCCTATTGATGTAACGACATTCACAAGATTATTTCTGAACAATTTCCAAGCACCCGCTACTGTATTACTAATAGTTGCTGCCATCTTCTTCGCAGAACCCGTAATATTTTGATATTCTGCTGTATTCTGTTTTAATGCATCCAAATTTTTCAATAATACAACTACGGCCCTTGCCGCACGCACACCAAATACACTTGTTATTTGCGTAAAACGATCAAATTCATTCGTCGGTAAAGCCTTGTCTACTGCTTCCAAAAAATGTGCTAAAGACTTAACTTTACCGGATGCATCCAAAAATTCCTCAGAATTCAAATTTAGCTTCTTACGTGCCTTAGACATCCTTACCATAACGTTTGATAATGATGTGCCGGCCAATGATGCTCTCAGTCCTGATGTATTCAAAATACCAAGTGAAACATTCAATTCATCAATACCGATTCCAAGTTGTGAGGCAGCACCACCAGCATATCGGAAACCTTGACTTAAAATAGGCAATGTCAATTGAAATCTCTTGACCGTCTCAGCCATAGAATCCGCAATTTTTTCACTTTTTTGCATGGGAGACATGAAATTAAATTCAAACCCTTTTCCAAGAGTATTCAATGCCATTCCCATAATAATTGCAGTTTGCTTTAAATCCCCCAATCCAGCGATAGCAAGCCTTGCAGTACTTTCAATTCCTGCCATTACTTGCTGAACATCAAGACCGGCAGATGCTAATTCATATTGTGCAGTAATCAATTCAGTAGTAGACGTAACAAAACCAGATGAAAATTGTCTAGCACGTTCTAAAGTACGACCCATCGCCTGTTCCATACTCATAAACAGGGGTTGTGTTACCGTTTCTAAACGTTTCATTGCAGATTCAAGTGGAGCTGTAGCAATCGCCATAGCCGCAAATGCCGCAATCGTAACAGCAGACAATGCACCGAAACTTGTTTTAAGTTGATTAAGAGACGCTTTGACAGATCCAGTTATTTTAATAAATTGTTTCCAACGAGACTGCCAAGCATTTAGCGTACTACTGAATCGATCAACTACTTGTAAAACGTGCCCAAATATCATTTTGATATCCTAAGAAACAAGGGGTATTAGCGCATACCCCTTGTTTTACTTCTTTGTTTTTGTTCTCTCTCTGCTTTTTTTTGATGTTCTTTTAAATATTTATTTTGAATATCATAGTAAGCCAACCATAAAATCAATTCTGAATAAGGAATATCATCAAGATCTTTTAGCCAACAGTTCTTTTTTTCTGCAATACTCATCATCAACAAAAGTTCAGGATCGTTTTCGAGTTTTTCTCTTGCTTTTTTTTTCGCTTCCGACACCTAAACCAGAAATATCAAAGATGACTTTACTTATCGTTGATAATGCCCCTGAACTTTTTGTTTCCATTAACCAGTCTCTATCTCCGGGTGTAAATTTGGGATTTACACAAGCCATAATGATAGCTTCTACTTCTAAAAGTTCTGCATCAAATGTAGTTTTTTCCGTTCCATCCGTATTCATTCCCTTCTCTTCTGCACCAGAACGTACAACACGACGTTCCATCATAGTTAACGGACGAACACTTACAATTCCATCCCATTCATCTACCTCAACATCTACCACTTCCCTATCTTGACATTTTTTAATTTGATCTTTTGAAAGATAAACTATTTGTTCTTCAGACATGTCAATATACTCCTATAAAGTTAAATTAATCAGCTTGGAAGAAAGGTAATCCATCTTCCATCAAATCAATCGGTCCGTTACCAGAAAATTCTACGCTTCGCTCAATAGCAGAATCATATCCACCACTGAGTTCCCACGTATTAAAAATAACTTGTCCCTGGTAGTAAGTTAGAGGACTTGCAGGATTAGGACGTAACCGCAGAATTTTTCTTGGAATAATACCTGACGCAGTTGCAAGAGCAAGTTTATACCTATCAGGATTTATGTATAATCCGTCAAGATCACCATTCCAAGCTTGGATACCCTCAACATATGTCGTAAAATTTTCGTTTAATACGGTAGTATCAATTACGGGTGATTCGATATTCAACGTATAGTTACGATCTTCGTTTGTCAAATTTGCTACTGTATGCATCGTAACATATGTATACGAAGCTTCAACAGTAGTATCATCTAATAACGCAAAATGTTCTGCTGGAATACGAACCGACCCATCCGCGTAATGTACAAAACGACTATTCGCATCAATTTGATGTTGCGTTCCTGTCGGAGACTCATACGTTACTTCAATTGCTCCGGGTAATCCTCTTGGAACAAATTTCCAATTCTGATTTGCTGATTGGAAAACTCCACGTGCCGCTAAACCTACATCGGAATGAGCAGTTAAAAATTCACTTGCTACTGCCGTTTCAGTTGTTCCGATACGAAGCTCAGCATTCTTGCCATGCAGACCTGCCATAAAACTTCTCCTTACTGTTACTCAGCTAAACTATCATCAACTGTATTCGAACCTGATGGTGCTACCGGAACATCTAATCTACTAAATTGATCACGGTAGTATGAATGAAAATTTCCATCTTCCATAAATGTTTGCGCAGGACCGTAAGCATTCATTGCAGCAAACAAATCTGTTATTACACCAGATGCCGTAGTATGCGAAGAACTAATTTCATCCTTTAATACTTGCGTATGATACAAAGAAAAACTATTTGTAATATTAATTCTTCCTTGTTCAATGTTATTAACCGCACTCGTCATATTTGAAATAAAAGATGGCAATAATTGTATCCGTATATAATCACTATCTAATATTTCTACAGCGTCAACAACATCTTGTTTGAATTCTATCAAATCTCTTGATAAAGAATTATCAACAGTTATAAATGATCCTATATCCGGGAAATGTACAGATGGATTTAAACTCATAATAAACTATTTTCCTTAATCTTTACTACTTGACAAGTCAATGGTACGACTCCAGCAAATTTTAAATTTTTCCAAGTTTTCTTATCTAAATAGATCTCAGGATAATGTACTACTTCATCTCCTACCATTGTATCGATATACCCTGCATTTACTTCTGGTGATACTCCATAATTCCATAATATTATTCTTCCAGGATAATCATTAACAGTATTAGTATAAAAAAACTGCTGAATTTGACTCGGTAAATTTTGATATTCAAATACATCTCTACACGCAACAATCAAACTTACATCTAATATATATTCAATTCTAATATTATTAACTTCATAAGGGAACATCCGTTGACCCATTTTCCGCAATACAACATAAGGTAATAACCTTGTAGAAATAACTGGTGGACTACCTGAAATAATTTCGTCATGATCAAAATCTTGACTCGCCAACCAAACACCTGAAAGTTCTGTAAAATCAACTTTCAACGCCTTAATTACAGAACGTTGCATCATCTCATCTAAAAGATTATTTCTTGCTTTAGCCATTAAAAAGAAACGCTACCAAGATATTGACCAAACTGTGTTCCTGCTGTTTGCGATCTTAATTCACCTTCACCGATATTTGTTGCACCACCAGGAATTAACGCATATGCGCTTTTCAACCTTTTTTCAATTTCTTTCTGAGCAAACAACATTGCTCTATACAAATAAAATCGTTTACGATATTTATCTGGATGTTCATATTCTTGTCTACGCGCATACTTAATATGAGATACATACAATGATGCAATTGCTACCCTAGCACCGATATATCGCGCATTTCCCATTGATATTGACCTAAGCAATATACCTTCGTCATAAGGTGTCCAACTAATTTGCTTAGTTTTCATCAATGCCTTTACCATCACATCATCAATGACTCTCAGAAACTTTTGTCTTGCAGCTTCCGCTCGTAACATTGATGATGCAACCGCATTTATATTAAATGGTCTTAAACTAAACATAATATTTATGATGGATAAGCAATGCTCTCAACCATTCCTAGTACAATACGATTTTTAAATTTAATCCCCGTCGTATCTTTTGCATCAATGATATAAAATACATTACTACTCGCAGGTATTTCAACTTTCGTTTCCGGTTGTAAAAGTTTCGTAATATCTATAGCATTTATTAAAACATCTTGATAAAAAGTAAGTTTGACATCTCCTACTTTTAATTTACCTCCCATATCAATCAACATTTTGTCTTCATCTGAAACTCTACCAATTACACCAGAAACTTCTGTAATCGTTCTTAGTTCAGATGAAGGCAAATTATAATGTTCATCGAAGGTAACATAATCAACCGTATGAAACCCAATATCGCTTTCACGTCCACCGATCATAGCCCTTACATTTCTACGAATTTCAGCAATATCAAATGCATTAAATTGATTTACCATTTATCTCATATGCCACAAATTAGAAACTACATTTTGTCGAATACCTTGATCTTGATCAGTTTTCTTTTTTGCTAATTGAACTTGATATCGACGAAGCGCTTCACGTGCAAGTCTAATACAAGCTGTAGCCTGTTTTGTCTTATCACCACTAACGTCCCCTTCGGACCATTTAAAATATCGTGAAGATTCCGTTCCAAGAGCAGATAAAGCACTATGATACGCCAACAACAATGCCATAGGCCAATCTGCCTCTGTCATATTAGCTGACGTTCTAAGACCATCTGTATGCTCGCTAATCGCCTCTTCTAAATACTTCTCTAACTCAGGGTCCGTAAATGCATATTCCGTTACTTGTGTATCAGGATTCACACGACCTTGATCAGGGATTCTTGCTCTAAAATTATCGATTTGTATTTGTGTTAACATTACATCACCGAATCAAAAACTTTTTCCCATTGGGGTATCGTTACATCCCAAGTCAACTTCTCAGCATATTTTCTACTTTTCTGTGCAATTTCTTTTCGTTTTTCTGGATTATTAAATAGATATTCTAATTTCTCAGCTCCATCTTCTATATCACAAATCGCTGATTCTGCTTCATCATCAGGATCATTTAGAAAAGCTTTAATTTTAATTCCTAATCCACCACCACCTTCTAACAATTCAGAACAAGAACTATAATCAGTTGCAATATTAGGAATACCTGCTGCCATACTTTCTAAAATAGGCAATCCGAATCCTTCTCTTTTTGTTGTCAAAAGATGCACATCAAATAAATTATAAATTTTGTTCAAAACTACACTTGATAATCCATGACTTACAGATAATCCCGGCGTAACACTTGGACGAACTTTAAAACGTTTAGCAAGTTCATTTAAATTCCAACTGATCCCGCGCCCATCATTAGCATCTGAACCATCGGTCATATGCAAATAAAGCCTAGTTTTCTTCTTTCTTTCATCCTGCTCAAAATTTTGGCATAAATCACAACGAATATCGTGTTGACATTTTGTTCTATCAGAAAAGAAGGTTTTACAATTAAACGCCTTGAACATCTTGAAAGTTCTAGGAATAGATTTACGTAATTGATTACGACAACATTGGCCTACAATAAATTCATCTTGATCGAATTTAACGTCTTTTCGTAATAATTGTCTATTTTTAATAGGATGAAAAATTGTCGTATCTACTCCATGCATAATAATGTAAGGACGAATATTAGGTATCTGACGATTTACAATCTTCTCACCAAATTTGCTATACAAAACCAAAGCCTCTGGATCTTTTAGTATTTGCAACCAATATTGGGATAAATAATCTCGATCAATAGGAGTATAAAGAACCCAGTTAAATTGTTTACGATGCTTATTCTGGGATATCCAATCAATCATCCAAACATCACCTAACGAAAAAACAATATTAGGTTGAAATCTTGGAATTATCTCATTAGCTCTTATGGCCCCAAAACGATCTCTACCTTCCCAAAAATGTGTCATTTCCAAACGAATGCCGAGTTCTTTCGCTTGATCATATTCATATGAATTGCCGGAATACACCCAACCAATCATACAAATCTCATACTTACCAGTTTTGGCTAATCGAGGAAGCAACTCTTTCATCACACGACCAAACCCCGTGTCACCCCAATCAGAAAAAACTAAAAGCTTAATTTTGTCGATGTCAATACCCTCCATAAAAACTGATCAATTTATTAAGTAATGCCAGTTATCGCACGTAAACAATTTCCGTATACATTGGCAGCACCACGCCGAAATTTACCTACCAAAGTTTCAGCATCATGTAGAAGATCTTTAAAACGGTCAAGTTTTAAATCGTATCTGTTTGTACTGATAAGATATCGTTTTTTCTGTACAAGATAAACTGTACCCGCTACGAAATGTTTCGTAATAAGCGGAGTAAGCCTTTTTGCACTATCCGTCAACTTTTCATTACGATACACATCATTTAATGCATGAAGAATAACAGCTTCTTGTTCTGGCGCACCACAAATATGGGTAGGATCACAACCATTCCGCATCATAATTGCTGTTGCAGCATTTATTGAAGCGATGAAATCGTCTAAAGTTGCGCCTGAAACAGCAGCTGATCTTGAAATACCAGATGTAATAGAACCAACGATAATTCCATAATGAATCGCAGCAAGTCTATCAAACGCGCTATCACGAAAATCCTTTGTCACCATTTCGATAAGACCGAGATTGCCATCTTCAATCCATTCAGAAGTGTAAGGTAACGCCGTGGCCCACTTACGATTGGGAATATATTTTTCACCAGAAGTTACCGTAGAAAACTGAATTTCTCCACCTTCTCCAACTTGAAGAAAAATAATTCCGTGACTACCACCAGCAGCGACATCGGGATCACGAAAAGGAAAAAGTTCACCTGATCCTTTTGATGGAATTTCAGTGAACAATTCCTTCCAATTCATATCAGCTTCTTCAGGAATTTTTAAGAAGAATTTATTGATTCCTTGTGTAAAAAATTCGGCAGTATCACTTGTCGTAATCTGCTCACGAATTAGAACCCCTTCGAGCTCTGCTTGTTTCATCTCTTGAATATTAACAATGATTTTGTTGGTATTCTTATTTTTAGGAAAATAAAATCTACCATTTTTCATTATCAATGTCGGTTTAAAAATATCGTGCATTCGTTCCTCCTACACTGCTACACTACAATCTTAAGCTTGGTAAGGTCTGCCAAGAAGTTTTACTTCTACGTAATCAATAAGATCCTCGGTATATCTAGGAGTAACTACATGTCCAACACGATTACTTCCCGTATCAGCTTCCACACCAGACGCGCTTGCACGCGAAACTAATGCTCCAGCCGTTAAAGCAGAAGCTTCTTCATCTACAAGCTTAAAAATACCCTCAATCTTAAGATCGCCTTCCCCATCCCCCAAAGCTCCTGTAATAGGTTTTCCACCAAGAATGGTCAAGGCTTCTGTATTTCCTATAATATCTTTCACAACAATACCAGGGAAATAATTATAGATTAAAAGATCACCGGCAGAATGCCCCGTTGCTTGATCTTCAATCTTAATTACATCGCCTACTGCCTTTTCATTTTTCATCCAAATTACTCCTCATCAACTAAAATGGCTTTGGCCAATTCTTTCTTGTAATCCTGTTTTGTATTTATATCTTTTGGAGGATTGCCACCTGTGACATCTTTCACATTGTATACTTTCGCAATTTCTTGAATTTCAGTATACTTAGATTCGATGTTTAACTTTAAAACCTCTTTCGATTTTTCCATCGATTCATCGAAACTTACGTCTACTTTTTTAGTAATCATTTCTTTGATGTCTTGTGAAACGTCCAATCCTTGTACAACTTCAACTTTATATTCTTCCAATTCCTTTAAATTCAACTTACTCTGAAGTTTTTGATTTTCATCCTTTAATGTATCAGAAGATTTTTGCATTTCTTGAATTGTCTGCTCATGCGCAACAATTTTCTCATCCTTTTCTTTCGATTTATCTTCTGTATCCTTTAACTTAGTTTCCATTTCTCGAATAATCTTAACATTTTCTTCTTTCAAAGGCGAAATTTCAGATTTTACTATCTCACGAATTTCAGCCTTGTAAGAAGACAGAAGATCTTCTTTCGTCAATTTATCAGCCAAGTCAAAACCTCCTTCTTCTGTTACCATTTCAGAAACAATCGATGTAACTCCTGTACCTTCAATACCTTCAGTACCAGGATTGCATAAATCTACAAAACGTACTTTAGGTATATCCGTTACTATAATTCCTTCACCATCACGATCCAGTTCTAATATCGCAACAACGTCAATAGATACTGGACCTGCCATTTTTTCACGTATATTTGTTCGTGTCACAGTTGCCATACGCGAAACATAAGCTTTACCTTGTGCAGCTAGATTTTTTTCGCTAGTTTTACTATTGATAGTTTCTCTAACACGAGTTTTAATAATTTTTAATTGTGGAATACGATACTCGTAATCTCGATCTTCTAAACGCTGATGCCCAAGATAACCTTGTACTCCTAGCGCATTTTCTTTAACATCATATATTGATTTGTCCGTATATATTCGTCCATTCTTTGATTTTACCGCAAAAGCAATATCCAAAATTGCAAAAAAAGGATCGGGATCATCTTTGACCATTGCATCAATTTCAGATTGCGGAAGAGTCATTACATCTACCGAATTCCAATCATCATCATTATCTTGGAATATTTCTCTTATATCTGTTGCAATACGAATATTTTGTTCATTTTTCATAACTTATAAAAAAACTCCTCTTACTTATATATATCACCTTCTATTTTTTTTATTTCTATTGCGAATATTATTATCATCATCAACTTGAGATATTTTTCTCAATGCCATCCGTATTTTTTTCTTCAATTTTCGGCGTTTCCGTTTTTTTCTTTTTCGTATCAGATTGTCCATCAACTTGTTTTTCAATGTCAATATCCTCCACTGCTTTTCCTGTTTTCTTTATTTGATATTCATTTACAATAACAGCATCATCAATAGCTTCTATCTTTTCAACAACACCACGTTTACGTTCTGATGCATGATCACTACCTACTCTTGCACGCGCTGTACGTATTGATAATACGCCAGATTCAAGACCTATTTTATTTGATTCTGCTATATCTTTCTCATCTCCGATTACAATAACAGGAAACTCTACATCAACATTCCATATCGGATCGCCATCAATATCTAATTCAGGCTTTAAACCAGAATAACCGCCATATACAAGTGCCATGTCTAGAACAAATTTAAATACTTTTTTCCAATAGAGACGATACTTCTCTTGTCTATCCTGAAATTTACGAATCACATGAACCAATTGTGTTTTCGATGAAGCTAAATTAGCATTTGAAGCATCTGCAAACATAAATTCTGCAAAATTTACCCCTGCTGCCACCATCAAAAGCAAAGCACGTCTATTATCTTCTTGTGATACATTAGCACCACGAAACTCTAATATCTGCCAAACTTCTTTATCATTATGTACTGGGTTGCTACCAATCTCAAAGTCTTGATATCTTCGTATAGCCTTTCTAATATCACTATCATCAGCATCTTTTATTGTAATGTCATAACAGGGACTTCTATATAATTTGTTAATTTCAACACCATCTCGCAGAAAATCACTATAATTATCAATCCATTCTTTCACTCGTACTAAATCTGAAAGGCCAAAAAGATCATTGGTCGCAGCATTAAATTTAATATGAATCATCGCAGAATCATCAACATTATGATCAAAACTTCTTAATGACGGCACTACTTTTGGAGTTTTTATTACTGTTCTTTTTACATCGCCATTTTCATCTTCTTCTTTTTCAGCATATTGAACTCCATACCAATCAACGTTATTTACATTTGCAGGATCATGTTTTATTTTATATATATTTTTTGGATCAATAGGTATAAATTCTGTTTGTCCATGTTTCCATTGAAAAACTTTTTTTGTCTTACTAAAAACATCTTCTTTATGAATTTGTAATTTCCAAAAATGATTTCCATACGCTGTACCTTCATCAGAAATTTGTGTACTCATCACATCTAAATCATTTTTTTCCCAAAATTTTTGCAATATTGCTTTTTCTATATCATTATCAACAATTAACGTCATTCCCTTGCCATAAGTAAAGAAAGTCGTTATATTTACAATTGCTCCACCAAGAGCATCAAATTTCCACAATCTATAGCAATCATCAAGAATTTCATTTTTATTTTCAATATTAGGACGATACGCACGTGGTGTTTGATTTGTATCAAAAACACCACCAACAGCATGAGTAATAATTTCACGTACTTCAATTGTTTTATCATTTAAATCAACATCAAATCGCTTTCCCAATGCAAATTCACTGACATTTTCATCTTCTATTTCTATGTCTTTTTCATCAGCTATAAACATTTTTCCATTAGGAAATTTAATTATTCTGACATTCCGTCTACCATTATCTTCTGTAATTTTAGTTTTACCATTATCACTCATGCGTATTTAAACCTCTTAGTAGCAAATTTTTTATGTGGTGAAAACCCCTTCATCTTCACTGATCCACCAAATGCAGAATATGTATTTTCTTCATGTGAATCTTGTGCATATATTGCTGCTACCGTTGCATCTACAAGATCATCCCCCAACACTTTACGTATACAACCAAACGAATCATAACCTGATTTAGTGGGAGTAGCTTTTATATTTTCAAATTGACTATACAGTTTCTCCAACCATTTATAATTATCATGATCATGAATGACAATCGGCGTTTTGAAATTATGTGTCTCTATCAAAAATCTCATATTTTGAAACATGCGATGTTTTTCAATACCAGTAAATCGTATCGGCTTTAAAAACCAACTATCCCAACCAAATTCACCCGGCTTATTTTCAAATTTATCGATATTAATTTTAATAATCTTGGCAGCATATAACGCCTTATTGATATTGTAAATTAAAGTATGGCCATATGCATCACCATAACCACTTTCAGGCTGGAAGTATCTGCACATATGAACAACTTCCTCTATCACAGTTTTTGGTGATGAACAATTTGGCCATTCCTTACTATAAAGCCAACGATAAGTTCCTTCTGGATACTGCTCAATAAAAGTTATCGTCGTATGACTTGACGATTCCGACATTCCTTGTCCTTCATAGTCCATTCCAAAAGTAACTTTACCTTCTGCATGATATTTTGTCTTATTGAGTATCTTGACAGGGAACAAATCCATGTCAGAACAATATCGCAAATACCGTGAAGAAAAATAATCATCACTTTCCGTATAGAGACAAAGATATGTTCTCGCAAATTCTGCCGGACTCATAAGTGCGTCACGTGCCATGATTATTTCATCATACGGAATAATATTCATAGCGACACCTACCCAACAGTCCAATTTGGGCAATACCTTAAATTTTACAGGGCAATCTCTATCAGGATATTCCAACCAGTTTATCAGT